TCAAGGGTGCAAAACTATCTGCTGATGCAGAAGACAAAATGTTTAGATTCCTTCAGTCTGGACTCAAGGGACAAAACCATAGAACTCTGTATATCCCTCTTCCTGGAGATACAGACAATAACAAGGTTGAGTTCAAGATGGAGCCAGTTGAAACTGCTATTCAAGAAGCATCTTTTGAAAGATATAGAAAACAAAATCGTGATGATATTCTTGTAGCACACCAAGTCCCACTCTCAAAACTTGGAGGCTCAGATTCATCTGCCATTGCAGCAGCATTAGCACAAGATCGTACATTTAAAGAACAGGTTGCTCGTCCAGCACAGGCTCAACTTGAAAAGATGATTAATAAAATTGTAAAAGAAAAAACAGATATTCTGGAGTTTAAGTTCAACGAACTTACCCTTACAGATGAAATTGCTCAATCACAGATTCTTGAAAGACTTGTTAAGACTCAGATTATGATGCCAAACGAGGCTCGTCAGGCTCTTGATTTGCCACAACGCAAAGATGGCGATGAACCTTTTGTCATGACTCCAAGACAGGCAACTGATGCCGCCGCAAATCTTTCTGGTAACAGAGCGAGAGATACAGAAAGAACAAATAACAACTCTGACTCTCCAAGTACAGTTGCTGGACGCAATCCTGCGGGTGAAGGTAGATCATCTCAATAATTGAGAAATCTATTAAAACATTTGGTATAATGGATTCTGATATGATAATAAACAAGGCAAATTGGACAACAGACAAGGATAGCCTACGTCTGTCAATGCCTATTGGTAAGGTAGATGTAGAGCGCCGCATGGTCTCTGGATTTGCATCTTTGGATAATATTGACAAGCAAGATGATATTGTTACAGCAGAAGCAAGCGTTCAGGCATTTAAAAATTTCAAGGGTAACCTAAGAGAAATGCATCAGCCATCAGCAGTAGGAAGAATGATCTCATTTAAAGAAGATCGCTATTTTGATCCAAATTCAAAGAAGTTTTATAACGGAGTTTATGTCTCTGCTTATGTTTCAAAGGGTGCACAAAATGCCTGGGAGAAAGTCCTAGATGGCACATACACTGGTTTTTCTATTGGTGGCAATATCAAGGTTTGGGACGATGCTTATAATGCAGACCTAGATAAGTCAATTCGCATTATTAAAGATTATGACCTTTATGAATTGTCATTAGTTGATAGCCCAGCAAATCAATTTGCAAGCATCATCTCTGTTGAAAAAGTAAATGGTCAGAGTGTTGTAACTGGAACATCTGCAGACACTGTTATTGAAAATGTTTTTTACGATTCCGAAAACGGTATTGTATTAGTATCTGACTCAGAAACAGAAGCAAGCCCAGTTAGTGGTAAGAACATGGAAAACATTGGTTTCGTAGAAAAGAATGATGACGAAAAAGCAAACATGATAAAGTTCTTAGTTGATAGTGCTAAAGGCATTAGTACAATTAAGATTACCAAGGAGGTAAATAAAATGACAGAAGCAACAGAAGCAGTATTAGATGCTGCAGTTGAAAATGTTGAAATTACTCCAGAGGCACAGCCAGCAGAAGTAGAAACTCCTGCAGTCGTTAACGAAGCACCAGCAGATACTGTTGTTGAAAAGTCAGACGATGGTGGTGCAGTTCCTTCTGCTCTAGTAGTAGAAGAAGAGAGCGTTGTTGCAGAAGTTGAAGCCGAACTTGCTGTAGCAAAGTCAGATGAATCAGTTGCAGATGCAATTGCTGAAATCAAGAACTCTCTTACTAATGCCTTTGGCGATCTCGCTACAACCATTAAGTCTCTTAATGAGCAGGTTGCAGCACTTAACAAGTCCATTGACGATGTGTCTACAGAAGTAACACAGGTCAAGGGTCAGTTCAATGAGTTTGGAAAGAGAGTAGATGCCGTAGAGCAAGATACCGCTTTCCGCAAGTCTGGCGATCTAGGCGAGATCGTGCAGTTTGAGCCTGTAAAGGTTCAGAAATCCCTATGGGGCGGACGTTTCCTCAAAAATTCCGACCTATTTAATTAACAATATATTCACTAGGAGGTGAAATAATGTCAGAACAAGATAAAGATATAGCCAAGAACTATCCAGGTTCAGGTGGCTCAGGAGCAGAACTTAACTCCCAGGGATCACTCGTATCAGGTGGCGTTGGTAGTGCTACAGGTCTAGACTCAGCAGCAGCGTCTGTTGGATCACAACTCGGTAACACAGCAACAGCAAACTTCGGTGTAACAACTGGACAAAACGCTGTAAACCCAACTGGTGCAGCAGGTGGTATTCTTGCACCAGAACAGGCTCGTCGCTTCATCGACTACGTGTGGGATGCAACAGTACTCGCCAAGGATGGTCGTAGAGTTACGATGAGAGCAAACACAATGGAAATCGAAAAGGTTAACGTTGGAGAGCGTGTCATTCGTGCAGCAGCGCAGGGTAGTCCAAACTACACAAACGCTGGTGCAACATTTACAAAGGTAGAACTTACTACAAAGAAGATTCGTCTTGATTGGGAAGTTTCTACAGAATCATTAGAAGACAATATTGAAGGTGGAGCACTTGAAGATCATCTAGTTCGCTTGATGACAAATGCATTCGCAAACGATATTGAAGACCTTGCCATTAATGGTGACGGCGCTACAGGTGACTTCCTTTCAATCATGAACGGTTTCGTAAAGCAGACTACAAATTCTGTATACACAGGTGGACAGTATGTAAACGATGCTCATGAGTCAGTTGTTACTGTTTCTAATGATGCTTGGACACCAACAGTGATGCAAAACATCATTCTTGCAATGCCACGTAAGTATCGTGCAGTTAAGTCGAACCTAAAGTTCTACGCTGGTACAGATGCTTTCCAGGGTATCGTTTCAAACAACGGTACACTTGGCGATGCAATCGCAGAAGCATTTGCTGGTCGCCCAGCAGGTACACCTGCAAACCGTCAAGATTACCTTGATGGAAACGCACAGACAATTGGTAATGCACGTACAACTCGTGTATTAGGAATTGATGTAATGGAAGTTCCTTACTACCCAGATGGTTTCGTCGACTTGACATTCCCATCAAACCGTGTATGGGGATTCCAGCGTGATATTACTGTAAACCGTGAATACAAGCCAAAGAAGGATACAATTGAATACACAGTATTCGTCCGCTTTGGTATTCAATGGGAAGAACTAGATGCAGTTGCTTATGCAGATGCAAACTCTACTTCTGAGTAATACTCATAAATAGTTGATTTGGGGGGGCGGTGTAACAACTGCCCCCCTTCTTCACATTCTGGTATAATAACATAGGAGGATATACTTATGACAATTGAAGAATTAGTTACAAAAACAGTTTTTGAGTTAAAGTCCTATGCCAAAAAGAATAATATTAATCTAGATGGGGCAACAACAAAAATGCAAATATTGGAAACAATAGGCAGTTTTATTCCAGACCCTAACAAAGAGGTTGTTGAGCCAAGCAAAACAAATGAAAAAATTGCAATACATTCAAGTAAAAGTATGCATTGGGTAAAGGTTGGCCAACTAACCCCAGGTTATAATATTGTAACCAAAGAAGCATCAGAAAAATGGCTAACACGTAAGCAGGTTCGCCTTGCGACACCTGAAGAATTAGCGAATTATTACGGTAAATAATGCAAATACTTAGACTTCCACCATATCCACTGACTCTTTCTTATACAGTTCCAGATGCATCTACAGAGTATATTATTGTAATTGAGGACCTATTAGAACAGACAGAACTTGAGATTATTCGTGTTTCTAATGCTCAAAAGGTTTTAACCTATACACTCACTGACAATTTTCTTAAATATGATAAGTCTTATCCCGTTACAATTTACGAAAGCATTACAGTATCTGGAGTTCAAGATATTCGTGGAGACATTGTTCTAGAAGATAATCTAGACATTGTAAGACCATATGTAGATCCAGCAACACTTGGAACAACACCAACAGAAATTACAGAATATACAGAGTATGAAAACCTTGCAAGAGCAATAATTGATTCAGTTGTCGGTGGCTTTTATTATAAGAGAACCTACCTAGAAGTTGTTGGCCAAGGAACTGACTACATTCCGCTATGGGATAAAGTACATAAAATTTTAACGGTACACGAAAATGCAGAACTAGTATATGACTCATCAGAAGATCCAGCAGCATTAACTACATATAACTATTTAATAACAAAAGACAAGACTGCAATTACAAAGGATCCTGTAGAAACAGTAGATGCTTTAAACCGTGCAGAAAGAAAACCAGCAAGAATACCATTAGGATACTCAGACTCAATCTCTTTATTTGATACAGAAGACAGCGGAAATGTTCAAACGGTTAGTGCTGGAGTAGCATTTTCTGAAGGAACAGATTATATTCTTCTTCTAGAAACTGGATACAAAGTAGTGCCATATGACATTCAAGATGCAACAAAGATGTTAATTAATGACATTAAGTGTGGAAAACTTGACTACTATAAGAGATATATAAAATCCTATAGCACAGAGCAGTTTAAAA